AAAATTTCTCAACAAAAGTTTGAATCACCAAGCGCAGGAGGCGGTGGCGGTAGCGGAAATGATGGTGGCGGTAGCGTTATGTCTCCAAATTTCAATGTCGTAGGTAGTTCAGGAATGAATCAGCTCGCACAAATTCAACAACAACCAATTCAAGCGTATGTGGTAAGCGGTGATGTGACATCAGCACAGGCACTTGACCGCAATAGAATTAAAAACGCAACATTGTAACCTAAAAACGTTATTTTATTATGAATGTATTAGAGCTAATCATTGACGAAAAAGACTTCCAAAGCGGTATCAATGCCGTTTCAGTAGTCGAATCACCTGCCATAGAAGAGAACTTTGTAGCGTTAGCAAAACACGAAGTTGAACTCAAAGAAATTGACACCGAGAAACGTATCCTAATGGGTGCTGCCTTGATTCCGAACAAGAAGATCTACCGCAGAAACAAAGAGGAGGAGTTTTACATCTACTTTTCCGAAGACACCGTGCGTAAAGCTATGGAGTTATTCTTCAAGAAAGGCAACCAAAACAACGCTACCTACGAACACAAGGACGCTATCAAAGGAATGAGTGTATGCGAATCTTGGCTAATCGAAGATGAGAAGATGGACAAAAGCCAGTTATACGGATTCAACCTACCAAAAGGAACGTGGATGATTTCTATGAAGGTAGACAACGATGAGGTATGGCAAGACGTAAAAGACGGCAAGATAAAAGGATTCTCAATTGAGGGATACTTCGCTGACAAGATGCCTGACTCACCTCGTGAGGAGCAAGAGAAACACGCAATCATCGAACAACTTAAAAACCTACTGAAACTCGAATCATACTCGGACTATCCTGAAGCTGCTAAAGAAAACGCTAAAATAGCTTTACGTTATGCAGAAGAGAACGGATGGGGTTCTTGCGGAGAAGCCACAGGCAAGGCTCGGGCAAGCCAGTTAGCAAACGGAGAAGCCATCAGTAGAGACACGATTGCTCGTATGGCATCTTTTGCAAGACATCGTGAAAACGGACAAAGAGAGTTAGGCGATGGCTGCGGACGTTTAATGTGGTTAGCTTGGGGAGGTGACGAAGGTGTCGAATGGGCGCAACGTAAATTAGAACAAATTAAAAACCAATAATATGTCAAAATTTAAAACACCAAGCAAGGCAAGTCCAAGAGCAGGAGCGAGAAGAGGCTGCCTATGCGCTAACGGAAAATACTCAAATAAGTGTTGCGATGGAAGTTTGCAAGCTCAAGGCATTGGAAAGACGGAAGCAATACCTCAAAACAATAATTAATAAAAACGCAACAAGTAATCTATAAAACGTTATATACATATGAACACAATGAAATCAGTTTACAACAAGCTATTTAAAGAGGAAACTCAATTAGCTTCACACGAGGTAGAGTTAGCAAGCGCAACGGATTTGCCTAAACTATACGGCAACGCAACATCTATGGTAAACGACTTATTAGGTGATACAGCTCGTAGAGTTGATGCATTAAAGGCAGTTTTAAAAAAGAAAGAAGCTGACGGAATTAAACTTATTGCAGATGTTGACGGAGCAATGATTGACTTCGCTAAAAAAGCAAAAGAGTTAGGTATTGACCCAAAAACTGCTCCACTTTATATGGATTCAAAAAAAGAATTAGACGATTTATATAAAGGAGTAAAACTCGTACAAGCACTCCTTAACGGTTTAAATAAATAAAACAAATGAACGAAAAATCAATCTTAAACAAAGTCCGCACACTTTTAGGTTTAGAAGTGAAGTTGGAAACTATGCGCCTTACTGATGGTGTATCTATGCTTGAAGCAGAAGTATTCGAAGCAGGTCAACCTGTATTCATCCTAACTGAAGACGAACAACGTATCGCACTTCCTGTAGGTGACTACGAACTCGAAGATGGTCGTATCTTGGTAGTTATCGAAGAAGGTGTTATTGCTGACATCCGTGAAGCTGCTGAAGCAGAAGTAGAGGTAGAAGTTGAAGCTCCTGAAGCCGAAGTTGAAACAGGTAAGATGCCTGAAGAAGAAATGGCTGCTGCACCTACTGCAAAGAAAATCATCGAATCAGTAACTAAAGAATCTTTCTTTAGCGAAATCGAAGCCTTGAAAAAAGAAAACGAAGAGTTGAAAGCACAAATCGCTTTGTCAAAAACTGAAGTTGCAGAAGAAGTCGCACCAGTTGAATTGAGCGAAGAGCCTAAACCTATTTCATTCAACCCTGAAAACGAAACTAAAGTAGAAGCGTTTAAATTCGGTCAAAACCGTCCACGTTCTACAATGGATTCAATCCTTTCAAAAATCTCTAATCTTTAATTAATTTAAAATAATTTACAATGCCAAATCCAGTTATTTCTTCGTCATCATATGCAGGCGAATTTGCAGGTAAATACATCGCTGCTGCGTTATTATCTGCACCAACATTAGACAAAGGTGGTATCACCGTAATGCCTAACGTCAAATTTAAGAGCGTTATTAAGCGTTTGAGTACAGATGGCATCATCAAGAACGCAACCTGCGACTTCGACCCTACGAGTACTATCACATTGACAGAGCGTGTATTGCAGCCCGAGTCTTTCCAAGTAAACCTCCTTTTGTGTAAGCAACCGCTACGAAGCGATTGGGAGGCGGTTCAAATGGGTTACTCTGCATTTGATGCAATGCCTAAAAACTTCTCCGATTTCCTTATCGCACACGCTGCTGAAAAAGTTGCTGCTGCAATGGAAACTACAATTTGGAGAGGTGCTAACGCAACCGCAGGTGAATTTGATGGTATTATGACACAATTGACTACTGATGCCAACCTTCCTTCTGCTCAAGAAGTTGCAGGTACTACAGTTACTGCTGCTAACGTAATCACCGAGCTTGGTAAAATCGTTGATGCTTGTCCTGCTGCCCTTTATGGTAAAGAAGACTTGAACCTCTACGTATCACAAAACATCTACCGTGCTTATGTAAGAGCGCTTGGCGGGTTCGCGGCGGCGGGCGTAGGCGCAAATGGTTACGAGAACAGAGGTACAAACCAACAACTTGGTGATGTATTCTTTGATGGTGTACGTATTTTCGTTGCTAACGGTCTTGCTTCTAACACAGCATTGCTTACTCAAAAATCAAACTTGTATTTCGCGACTGGTCTATTAAATGATATGAACGAAGTACGTGTGATTGATACTGCCGAGACTTTAGGCGATGACAATGTGCGTATCATTATGCGTTTCACCGCTGATGCTAAATATGGTTTTGCTTCTGACGTTGTTACTTACGGAATCGTAAACTCTGCTAACTAAAATTAGCTGATTTCAAATAATCGGGGAGGGCAAGTCCCTCCCTTTTTTATAACATTTAAAATCTAAAAAATATGTGCGAAATAACAACAGGTAGATTAGAAGTATGTAAAGACGTAGTAGGCGGTATTGACGCTATCTACTTCATTAACTACGGAGACTACAACTCTGCAACTGACATAACTTACGTTTCTACAACTGACACAATTGATGCAATTGCTAACGTAACTTCACTTTACAAATACCAACTTAAAGGAACGAACTCTTTTGACCAAGTTATCACAACTTCACGTGAGAACGGAACTTCATTTGTAGAGCAGACTTTGTCAGTTACTTTAAAGAAACAAGATGCTGCTACACACAAGACGGTTAAGTTATTGTCTTACGGACGTCCTAACGTAGTAATCAAAACACGTAACAACCAATTCTTCCTTGCAGGTTTAGAACACGGAATGGAATTGACTACTGCTAACGTGTCAAATGGTGTTGCGATGAGTGATATGGTTGGTTATACATTGACGTTTGTAGGTACTGAAAAAATCCTTGCCAATCTACTTGATGCAACTTCCGAAGCAGGTCTAATTGGTGCAGGTAGCGTATTTGGTGCGACTACTACCATCGTTGCTTCTTAATCTTTTTTTCATAGCGTTAAAGGGCAGGCTTCGGTCTGCCTTTTTTATTTGGAAACAAAACCAATTCTAAACGTTATTATAGTATGATAGTTTTAACTACATCTACATCAGCGCAGACGTTCTCATTCATTCCGAGAGGTTCATTCAATACAATGATTCTTACGGATGACCAAACAAACACACCTGCAACTATTACAATCACCAGTTCAACGCAAGGAGACTACGTAAACACGATTACTGCATCCTTCGCATTAAAAGAAGGACACTTCTACGACTTGGTTCTAAAACAAGGAACTGACATCGTATACAAAGACCGAATTTTTTGTACTGACCAAAACATCGTGAACTTCTCGGTAAATTCAGGTGAGTACGCAAATACATACATCGTTTATGAGTAACATACACGTTTTAAATCTATCCGCTTACACTACTCCTGTTATTCAGGAGAGCAAGCGTGAGGCTTGGGTAGATTACGGAGAATCTAACGACGCCTATCAATTTTTGATAGATAGATACACGAACTCCACAACCAATAATGCCATAATCAATAACATCTCACGACTTATCTACGGCAAAGGATTGTCAGCTACTGACGCTAACCGCAAGCCTAATGAGTACGCTCAAATGATGACCTTGATTTCAAAGGAATGTTTGCGTAAGATTGTTTTTGATCGCAAGTTATTTGGGCAGTTTGCTATTCAGGTACACTACAACGATAAGCACGATAAGATTCTAAAGGCTTACCATATTCCTGTAAACTTACTACGTGCTGAAAAATGCAATAAAGACGGAGAGATTGAAGGCTACTACTACTCGGACGATTGGACTGATTTAAAGAAATACGTACCTAAACGCTTCCCTGCGTTTGGATTTACCAACGAGAAGGTAGAAATCCTATTCAGCAAGCCTTATGCCGTAGGAATGAAGTATTATGCTTATCCTGACTATCAGGGAGCAGTACCTTACACACTATTAGAAGAAGAAGTGTCCGACTACCTAATCAACGAGGTTCAAAACGGATTTTCGGGAAGGCTTGTGGTGAACTTTAACAATGGTCAGCCTACGATTGAGCAGCAGGAAATCATCTCTGCGAAGGTTCTCGGTAAGTTGACTGGCAGTAAAGGTCAAAAAGTAATCGTAGCGTTCAACGACAATATGGATACTCGCACTACGGTAGACAGTATTCCGCTTGATGACGCACCGCAGCATTATACTTATTTAAGTGAAGAGTGCTTGCGTAAGATTATGCTCGGACATAACGTAACTTCACCGCTTCTTTTTGGTGTGGCATCGTCTAACGGATTCTCATCTAACGCTGACGAACTTGAAAACTCGTTTATCTTGTTTAACAATATGGTGATTAAGCCTTTCCAAGAGGAGATAATTGACGCTATTGACAAGATTCTTGCTTTCAACAACATCTCTTTAAACCTATTCTTTAAAACTCTCAAGCCGCTTGAGTTTGTAGACTTGGAAAATGCAGTTACTGAAGAGCAAGTTGCAGAGGAGACAGGTACGGAGTTAAGTAAACACCTACCAAAAGAAGTAGCCGAGCAGCTCATCGCACTTGGTGAGACACCTGACGAGAATTGGCTTCTAATAGACGAAGCACCTGTAGACTATGATTCCGATGAGTTAGAGAACGAAATGCTCTCTAAAGAGCTTGAACCTACATTAATGAGCAAGGTATGGAACTTTGTAAGCACAGGAGACGCTCGTCCTAACATCACATCAAAGCAAGACAAGGTCATTGACGGAATCAAGTTTATTACTCGCTATGTTTACGAAGGTAAGACTGGTGGTAAAAGCGGAAAAGGTAGAGACTTCTGCGAAAAAATGATGGGAGCTAAAAAAATCTACCGCAAAGAGGACATCCAAAAAATGAGTAATCAGCAAGTTAACGCAGGATTCGGTCCTCGTGGTGCTGCGACCTATGACATTTGGCTTTACAAAGGCGGTGCGAATTGTCATCATAGATGGAACAAACAAGTGTATGCAACTTTTTCAGGCAAGGCATTGAACGTAGGTAGCAAAGAATTAAAGCAAGTAGCAGTACGCAAAGCGGAGAAGTTAGGCTACATTGTAAAGAATGAGGCTTTGGTTTCTACTCGTCCTATTGACACACCTACAAAAGGCTACTTACCTAAAAACGATTAATAATGGCAACGGCACTACTTATAACAAGAGACGATATAGTTCGTTTTACGGCAGTCAACGGAAATGTCGATACTGACAAGTTCATTTCTTTTGTCAAAATCGCTCAAGATATCCATATACAAACCTACTTGGGTACGAAATTACTTGAGAAGCTACAAACGTTAATAATTGCAAACACGCTTACAGGTAACTACGAGACACTTGTAGAAACATACGTTAAGCCAATGCTCATCCATTGGAGTCTCGTTGAGTATCTTCCTTTCGCAGCTTACACAATCGCTAACAAAGGAGTTTACAAGCACTCATCCGAGAACGCTGAAAACGTAGAGAAAAACGAAGTAGACTTTTTGTTAGAGAAAGAGCGACAAATTGCTCAACACTACACGGAGCGTTTCATCAGTTATATGAGTTTCAACCAAGATTTATTCCCTGAATACAATCAAAACGTTGACCAAGATATGTACCCTGACACTACGAACAATTATACCTCTTGGTTTATATGAAGAAGAATCGTCCAAAGGGTTTGAAGTATAGCCCTAAAAACACGAATGTAGAAAAATTACGAATCTATTTAAGCAAACAAGAAAATGGCAAATAGCAACGGATGGGGAGATGGCGCAGCAAACAACGCAATTGGTTGGGGGCAAGGCGCAGTCAACAACTTGATATCTTGGGGGTATTCTCACTTTGTATCTTGGGCAGGATTGACTGACATAGTAGGTTCTCCTGTACCTTCATTAATTTCAAACTTCCAAACGAGAGTAGCAAATGATGGGGGTGCTTTTGAGGCATCTTCGTGTTTAACTACAACTCTTAACAATCTTAAAAATATCGCTTAATGAGCCTACTTGAAGACGCATCTTTATTATTAACACCCAACGCAGAGAAAGAAGGGAAGTTATATTCGATTATTCCTACAAACGGCAACGGCGATTTCTCCGTCACTCGTGCGACTACTGCAACTCGTGTCAACGCTGCGGGCTTGGTTGAGTTAGTGCCATATAACATTGTTCAGTTTAGCGAGCAGTTTGACAATGCCGCGTGGTCAAAGTCTGCATCAAGTATTACGGCAAATTCAACTACAGCCCCAAACGGAACTTTGACTGCCGATACTTGGCAAGGAGATGGTACAGCCACACCCCATAGGATAGCCCCAGTACAAGCAATATCAGTAATAAGTGGAACTGCTTATACAGTTAGTTGTTATGTTCAAAAAAATACTAATAATTTTTTTCAATTCTACTTTTTAGCAGGACAATTTGGCTCAAATGCTTTTGCAAATTTTGATGTAAATAATGGTGTTGTTGGCACTGTAGGTGCGCAAGCAACGGCAACTATTACAGATGTGGGCAATGGTTGGTATCGTTGCTCAATGACATCTACTGCAATTTCAACTGCTGCTTCGGGAGTAAACTTTACATTAATAACATCAGCCACTGCTACAAGAAACGAAACTAATTCTCTTGCTACATCTGTTTTTTTATGGGGCGCTCAATTTGTCGAAGGTGCTTCTGCCCTTGACTACCAAATGACTGAAACGCGGCTTAACATTCCTCGCCTTGACTACTCACTTGGAAGCTGCCCTAATATTCTTTTAGAGCCGCAGAGGACTAACCTTGCGTTAAGAAGTGAGGAGTTTGACAATGCAGCTTGGACAAAGTCAACAACCAGCGTGACGGCTAATTCAACAACCTCACCGAGCGGAATTTTAAACGCTGATAGCTTGACAGGTTTAGGTGGCGCTGCATCAACAAGAACACTACAAAGTGGGTCAATATCAGCGACATCAGGGACGGCATACACGGCTACTTTTTACGCTAAAAAAGACACAAATAACTTCATTCAAATATTCACAACGTCTACCTTTGGTGGTATGTTTGCAAACTTTGATTTAAATAACGGAGTTGTAGGAACGGTAGGAACTATTACGGGAAGCAATCCAACCTCATCTATTACAAATGTAGGAAATGGATGGTATCGTTGTACAATGACTTTGACAAGCGTTTCAACGGGTTCAGGGTCTTTTGGTGTTTATTTAGTGTCTTCGGCTTCAGCAGTTAGAAACGAACAAAACACCCTATCAACCTCCGTCTTTCTATGGGGCGCACAACTCGAAGCGGGCGCTTACGCAACATCGTACATACCTACGACATCGGCTTCAGTTACAAGGAATTTAGACGTAGTACAAAAAACAGGTGTTTCGTCTTTGATTGGTCAAACTGAAGGTACATTGTATTGGGAAGGTACACTAACTTCGGGATTAGATGACTTATTTTATTTGAACCGAAGCACTACAAATAGTGTTTTTATTTATAAGAATTCAACAAACCTAATTGTATTTCGTGTTAATTATGGTGGTTCTTTTATAAGTATAAATAACGCAACCGCATACACGGGAACAATTAAAATTGCAGCAGCATATAAAAGCGGAGATAGCGTTTTATATATTAATGGAGTTCAAGCAGCAACGAGCGCAACTGCTTTTACTTTTACGGGAGCTCTTACCGATGTAGTTTTAAACAACACTGCTTACTTATTCGGCAATCAAACTAAAAACGTTAAGACCGCAGCTTTATTCCCTAATCGATTAACTAACGCGCAGCTTGCAGCACTAACCGCATAACAATGAACATTTACAAACTCACCTACACAAACAAGGAAGCCGCAGTTGCTGACCTCGAAAGCAAAGGAATACTAACCGCTGAAGGCTACGGAAACGGAGTACAAGCCGTGGTTGAAATCGGTATCATTGCGATTGACGAAAACACGAACGCAGACGGCTACCACTACGACGTTATGAGCATAGAGACCTACGACTTTGGCAGTAACCTCGTGACACCGAAAAACCCTAAACATACATTTGCAGGTTATGAAATCTAAATCCTTATTATTCGTGTTTTCACTATTTGCCGTACTCGCACCTGTAAAGCCTATGGTTCTAATGGCAGTTGCTACTATCATTTTGGATATGGGATTCGGAGTATGGCGCAGCGTAAAGAAAAACGGATGGGCATCAATACGCTCACGCAGGCTATCTAACACGATTTCTAAAAGCCTTTTGTATAGCGGAGCGATAGTATTTATCTTCCTGCTTGAAAAGTTCGTCCTCGCTGATTTATTAGGCTACTTCATTTCGGTAGACCTTCTACTGACAAAAGCATTTACTGCATTCTGCGTATTCACGGAAGTTAAGAGCATAAACGAAAACTACTTCTCGGTAACTGGTATCAATGTTTGGGAAAAATTTATGCAATTTGTTAAGCGTAGCAAAGAGCAAGTAGAAGAATTAAAATGATAACAACTGCACAAGCCATAGCAAAATACGGACTACCTAACGAATCAGGTACGTATCTAACTACAATCAAACTGCCATATCCTATGCGCATTGCTTGGGATACTAAAACAATGGTGACAAAGATGCGATGCCATAAAGACGTAGCAGATGCCTTTTTAAAGGTGTTTAACGAGCTTTTATCCGTGTATGGGTACAATCGCCTTGTAGAGTTAGGAATAGACCTTTACGGAGGATGTTTTAACTTTCGCAAGATGCGAGGTGGTTCGTCTTGGAGTAAGCACGCTTTCGGAATTGCAATAGATTTAGATCCTGCGAGAAATACTCTAAAAGAAACAAGCAAGACGGCAAGGTTCGCTCGTCCTGAATACAAAGAAATGATTGACATTTTCTACAAACACGGATTTATTTCACTCGGTAAAGAAAAGAACTATGATTGGATGCACTTTGAGATTGCGAAGTAAACTGATTTTGTCGCTAATATTGGCAATGCTTGCGACATCTTGCTCGGTAAATTACCACGTCCGTAAAGCCTTTGACAAGGGTTATCGTTGCGAGGAGGTAGCCGACACTTTTGTCATAAATTCTATTGACTCAATTCCGTACGTTTTGAGAGACTCTATAATGTGGGAAAAGGTATTAGTCCAAAAAGATACGATAGTGCGTTACAAGCGTTCTTACGTGCCTAAAACGAGGCTACAAACACGAATTGAATATAGACTCAAGCGAGATACCTTGAAAATGATTGAAAAAGTCGAGGTAGTCAAGTACAAAACGGAGAAACATAAAAATACTAAACCTAATATATTATTGTTAGTTTTAGGATTTGCAGTAGGAATGATAACAAACTGGCTGCTGCGTAACTTTAAAAACCCTTTATGAAGCAATACCGATACAGGTTAAAACAAGACGAAGCGGATATAGTGCACCAGTACCGTGCTATAAAAAAAGAAGCGAACTCTTTAGGGTTAGACGAAAAGGACGTCAAACACGGATGGATAAAAAACAAAGAGGCAAGTCTATTCTTTAAGAATCCAAACTTTAACGGACAACAAGACAAGTTCAACGAGTTTAAAGATGAGCTAATCAACTCCATTTCCGAGCATTCTCCGTCTTATCCTACAATTACACGAACCCAAAGCGAAGAAGGACACCTGTTAGTCATAGACCCTGCTGACATCCACATAGGTAAACTATGCGATGCGTTTGAAACTGGTGAAGAATACAACTCTCAAATAGCCGTACAACGTGTTTTAGAGGGTGTACAAGGCATTTTAGACAAGTCCGCAGGCTTTCATATAGATAATATTTTATTCGTTGGTGGAAACGATATTCTCCACATAGATACTCCAAGACGAACTACCACGTCAGGTACTCCACAAGACACCGATGGGATGTGGTATCGTAATTTTCTAACCGCAAAAAAATTATATGTTGAAATACTTGAAAAACTCATTGCTTTGGCTGATGTGCATTTTGTGTTCAATCCTTCTAACCACGATTACACTCACGGATTCTTTCTTGCTGATTGTATCAAAACACATTTTCGTCAAGCTGCAAACATTACTTTCGACTGCTCTCTTCAACATCGCAAGGCTTATAGATACGGAGAGAACCTAATCGGAACTACTCACGGAGATGGAGCGAAGCAGCAGGACTTACCGCTTTTGTTGGCTACCGAATTTCCTATGGATTGGAGCTTAACCAAACACAGGTACGTTTATATGCACCACGTTCATCATAAACTCTCTAAAGACTATCAGGGAGTGACGGTTGAATCATTGAGATCAGCATCAGGTACGGACTCTTGGCATCACCGAAACGGCTATCAGCACGCTCCAAAAGCTATTGAAGGATTCCTTCATCATAAAAAACACGGACAAATAGCTCGTTTATCTCATATCTTTTAGTAAATTTGTAACACCTGCCACTATTCATAGCGTAAGAGCCATCCTTCGGGGTGGCTTTTTTGTTTTCTTATGTCACAAAATAAGGGTAAAACCTTACGAACTTTGTCGTAAAATCAGGCTAAATCCTTAAAACTTGAAAAAAAAGTTTACGTCTACAACCCTTGTAAAATAAGGAAATCTAAAAAAATGTTAAAAAAAGTTGTGCAAAAGTTTGCTATCTTTATATTTGTGTATATCTTTGTAAGGTCAATAAGGCACAACATTAAAAACAAACGCTATGAAAAACAGAGAAATTGCATTAGTAGTATTAGAATCAGGCCAAGAAATTACTGTGGTTTCAAATCAAAACGAAAGCATCCAACAGTGTTTAACAAGAAAAAACATTAAATGGGTTAAGTATTTACCACTTTAAAAAAACGAGGGGTGCGACTCGGTTAACGCACATTTTTAAAACAAAACGCTATGGAAACAACAATTAAAAAACAAGTAAACGCACAAGGCAAAGTGATTGAGTTAACAACCATTAATGACATCGTTTTTGGTGATTGTTATTATATCTATGTGAATGGTAAAAGTCAACATTTTCAGTATGGCACAAGTAAATTAGATTCAATTTTCAATGAATTTGTTACTGGTAAATTTGATCTTGTTTGGGGTTAATTATTTCGAGGGGTGCGACTCGGTTAACGCACATTTTAAAACAAAAGCTATGAACAAAGAACAAATTACATTAGGTCAAGTTAAGCAAATTGCTTTAGAGGTATCTCAAAAATACGAGATAGTAAATAGAGGAAATTATTACAATGTAATCGATAA